AAAAAATAAACAAAAAGAAGACAAGTCAGTTCCTGTTCCTCAAAGAGATAAAATTGAAGGTTTTCTTACTATTCGCGAATTACAATGGACAGATAATCAAAAGAAATTTATTCAACTACTTCAAGATAAGGGTACCAAAATGGTATTCTGTAAAGGCCCAGCAGGAACAGCCAAAAGTCTTCTTAGCGTATATGCAGCTTTAAATGCAATTAATAGCAAAAAAATAGGTGAAATATTCTATGTTCGTAATCCTGTAGAAAGTTCTACTCATAATTTAGGATTCCTTAAAGGTGATCTTCACAGTAAATTAGATCCATATTTACAACCATTAATGGACAAATTGCATGAATTATTGCCCAAGAACCAAGTAGAAATGCTATTAAAGCAAGAACGAGTAAAAGGATTGCCAGTAGGATTTTTAAGAGGTTTGAGTATTAATGCTAGTTATATTATTTGTGACGAAGCTCAAAATTTAAGCGTGCATGATTTATTACTTATTACTACTAGAATGGGTAGGTTTAGCAAATTAATTTTAATAGGAGATATTCGTCAATCTGATATTAAAAATAGTGGATTTGAGAAAATATATAACCTTTTTGACGACAAGAAAAGCTCAGATAAAGGCATTCATACATTTAAATTTGGACGAGAAGATATTATGCGAAATGATATCTTGGCTTATATTATTGAAAAATTCGAAGAATTACACTAATTAAATATTGAAATTTTAATTAATTTTAAGTATAATTAGTATTATGTTAAAATTATATTGTACAGAATGTGGTAGTCCAACTAGCTATTCAGCTTCCAAACCAAAATTTTGTAGTTCTTGTGGAACACCTTTTGATAAACTAGTTGTTAATAAAGTTTTGCCTCAAAAACCAACAGCAGATAAGCGAGTTGCACCAAAAAAAATACTTCCAAGATTTGAAAAAGCGACCGATTTAGAAGATACAGATCCGGATTTTGATGATCCTGAAGATGATATTAATGATGTTAATAATGTTCCACCAATTCGTAGATTAGATGTTGAAATTGATCAAGGCTATCAAGATAGAAAAGAGAAAACTAAAATTGGAGATATTATTGGAAGCTCAAGGAGTGGAGCAAAAAGAGAAAAGATACAAGGCAAACCAACCACAAAAGTAGATCGCAAAAAATTCCTAGAAGATTTTAAAAGGGAAGCCGGAGCTATACGTCCATCATCAAGAGGACGCAAAGATGGCTAAAAAGCCCACCTTTGAAAGTCTAATTGATTCAATAAATTCTGAAATTATTAAAAGAAAAAATAAGTGGAATTTAACAGCAATTAATTGGATGGATTTTAACGATGTGTCGCAAATCTTGCGTATACATATTTATAAAAAATGGCATCTTTATGATCCAAAGAAGCCTCTTGCACCTTGGGTTAATAGAATTATAAGCAACCAAATTAAAAATTTAATTAGAAATAATTATAGTAATTTTACGCGTCCTTGTCTTAAATGTGCAGCGGCGGAAGGGGACGATGGTTGCGCTATTTATTCAAGTCAATGTAATAATTGCCCACTATATGCAAATTGGGAAAAGAGTAAAAAGAATGCGCATGATACCAAATTAACTCTTAGCATAGAAAATCATCATCAAGAAATTAATGATATGCCAATCAATAATTTTAATATGGAAAGAACTGCGGAAAATATCCATACGAAAATGCAAAAAGTTTTAAAACCAATTGAATGGAAAGTATATCAGCATTTATATATTGAAGGTAAAGATGAAGAACAAACAGCAAAATTAATGGGATATAGAACAAGTGAAAAGAATAGAATCGCAGGATACAAACAAATCAAAAATATTAAAAAGATTATTATAGTAAAAGTTAAAAAGCATCTTTACAACGGAGATATAGATATCCATTAATATGAGTGAAAATCTACCAGAACTAACAGAAGAGCAACAATTAAAACTATTAAATGAATGGAATAATCGTCCAGATAATCCACCATCATTAGTAGAATTAGTTAAGTTAGCTTTTGATAGAGACGATCTTGATGGCAGAAGCAAAGAAGGCAAAGCTGTTAAGGAATTTTTAGCATCTAGATCTATTAAGCCAAGAAAAAGTCACGAATACCAAGCTAAAGGTCTTAAAGAATTAGATAATGATCAAAAAGAATATATCAGCAATAATTGTCATACAATGACTGGTCTGGAGATGGCAAAGATTTTATTTAAAAATGAAAGCCTAACAAACTTATCTCAAGAAACAAGAAGTGTTCTTGAGTATATGAAAGTCATACCAAGTAATATAAAATTTAATAATAATGAAAATGAAGAAGTTGTAAATGGAGTTTATAAACCACCTCGTAGCGAAGAAAGAACAATAGCTAAAGTTAATAAATATGTTCTTGATGGAATTGATAAAACAAAAATAACTCATGCTCAAAAAAGAGAAATCAATGCACTTATTGGCTATATGAATACTCATAGATTTATTCATCAAATTAATCTTTACGACAACGAACCAGATCGCGAATTATTTGAAAGTAGTTTTATTAGATATACATATAACAAGGCCGATTTAACTCAAGAAGAAGTAGATCAATATATTGTACTTTGCACAGAAGTGTTAATATCTTCTAATATTCAACAAACAATTACTGTATTACAAGATCAAATTGATATAGCAATCCAAGAAGATGGTAAAATTCCAATGGCTCTTGTAGAAGCAAGTAATACTGCTCGTAAAGAATATAACGATTGCGTTAATCGTCAGCAAAAATTAAACAACGATCTTAAAGTGAAACGTAGCGAAAGACTTAGTAAACAAGTTAAAGAAACAGCTTCAGTTATTAATCTTGTACAAATGTGGAAAGAAGAAGAGAGTAGAGCTAAATTACTTAAAATGGCAGAAATGAGAAAGCAAGTCGTAGAAAAAGAAATCGATAGACTATCTACAATGGAAGAAGTTAAATGTAAAATACTAGGGATCTCTAGAGACGAAATATTAAACGGATAATTTATGTCAGTTATATGTAAAGTTGATGGTAAAGAATTTAAAGACGATAAAGCTCTTCATATGGCTTTAAAAGGATATGGTCTTAACAAAGTTAAATACTATCAAAAGTATTTTGCGCGTAGAGATTTATTAACAAACGAATTAATTAATTTTAAAACCAAAGAACAATACTTAAATAGCGATTTTAATGATAAGAATAACATGAAGAAGTGGCTGAAAGCCCAAACTCCAGAGAAAGCTCAAGAGTATTGCAAAGAATTATTAATCAAAAGAAAAGAAATTAAAAATCTTACATATTCACCAACTCAAGTAGAACTTAGAACAATTATGGCGCCATCTATTATATTTTATAATACTATATTTAAAGATTATTATGATATTTGCTCATCTATTAGTTTAGAGAATAAATTCATTCACCCTAATCTTGTCGGAGATCATTTTAAAAATAAATTAACAAATAAAGACACAATCTACGTTGATACTCGCGAACAAAGTTGGCTTAAATTTAATACTCCTTTTGAAATTAAAACTCTTGGATTTGGAGACTATGCTTGCTCAAATGATAATTGTGGTTGTTTTATAGAAAGAAAAAGTCTTAGCGATTTTATCAGCACTCTTAGCGTAAAGAACTTTGATAGATTTAAAAATGAAATTGAGAAGGCTAAAAAGAATAACTCTTATATCATCGTCATGATCGAAGAAAAATTAACCAGCGCTTTAAGCTTTCAATATCTACCTCATATTAGTAAAAAAATAAAAGCAACACCAGAGTATATATTTCATAATGTGCGAGAGCTTCTTCAAAGCTATGATAATTTACAATTTTTATTTGTTGATGGACGAGGAGAGATGACTAGGATAATTGAATCTATTTTTGCAAGTAATTGTTTCTATAAGAAGATAGATCTTCAATTAGCTTATGATATGAAAATTTTATGATATACTGTCCAGATAAATACTTAAGAGAAGTTAAGGATGTGAACGCAGAGCTTTCGCAACTAAAAGGTTTTCTTAATGATAAAGAAGCTAAAATTAGTCTTGCAAAATTCTTACGAGCTAATCTTGGATTTTCTACTGAACTAATTAGTGGAGTAAAGCTTGCGCCATATCAAGAGATTCATCTTAAAGCTATGATGAATAGAAACTTTAATATGTGCGTATTTGGTCGTGGTTGTGGTAAGTCTTTTATGGGTGCAGTATTTTGTTTTCTTCAATGCGTCTTTGAACCTAATACAAAGATTCTTATAGCTGGTCCAACATTTAGAACAGCAAGATTTATTTTTAATAATCTTGAAAAAATAGTAGAAAGCCCCGGAGCAGAATTATTATCTCAATGTTTCGGCGTTAAAGCAAAAAGAAATGATCAATTTGAATGGCAAATAAATGGTGGAAGTATTGTAGCTATTCCTCTAAACGGAGAAAAAATTCGAGGCTTTCGCGCGAATATTCTTGTACTTGATGAGTTCCTTTTGCTTCCAGAAGAAATCATTAAAAACGTTTTGATGCCATTCTTAGTAGCGCCACAGAATATGAAAGAGCGAATGGAGATTCGTGAATTTGAAGATAAGCTAATATCAGAAGGATTAATGAAAGAAGAAGATCGAATGGTATTTGAAAATACAAGTAAAATGATTGCTCTTTCATCTGCAAGTTATACATTTGAAAATCTTTATAAAACTTATAATGAATGGTGTGAGAAAATTAATAGTCCAGAAAGAGGTGAAGCTACATACTTCGTAAGTCAATTAAGTTACGAAGCTCTACCAGAAGAAATGATTGATAAAACAATTATTGAAGAAGCTCAAGCTGGTGGATCAAGTCATAGCGGGTTCTTAAGAGAATATTGTGCTCAATTCACAGATGGTAGTGATAGTTATTTTAATGCAAAAAAGATGGAAGAATGTACATTAAAAACTGGAGAAGCACCTCATACTTTAATGAAGGGCGATCCTAAGAAAAAATATATTCTAGGAATTGATCCTAATATGAGTGATAGTCCTAATGCAGATTATTTTGCTATGGCAGTCATGGAACTAGACGAAGAAAAAGGTCAAGGTATTTTAGTTCATACCTATGCTGGACTTGGTAATTTAAAAAATCACGTTAATTATCTTTATTATATTTTAACTAATTTTAATATTGTGTTTATGGTTCTTGATAACGCTGGTGCAGATACATTCCTATCTGCATGTAATCAATCCACCTTATTTAAAGATAGCAAATTAGAAATTAAAACATTAGATATAGATTCAGATTTAGAGGGCGTAGATTATGACTTGATGATTAAAAACGCCAAAAATAAATATAATTTAGATGACAAAAGAATAGCTTTTAATCAAGTATTCACAAGCACATTTATTCGTAAAGCAAATGAATACCTACAAGCTTGCATTGATTATAAAAGAGTATGGTTTGCAAGTAGAACAGCTTCAGACGAAGCCTCATTTAATCAAACAGTAGGTTTAAACCTACCATTGGATTTAATGAAAGTAGATGATAAGAAGGATTGGACAGTTTTAGACTTTATTGAAAATCAAGACGACTTTATCTATCAGACGAAAAAACAATGTGTATTAATTGAACATTCAGCTACTAGTCGTGGTACTCAAAGCTTTGATTTACCCCAACATTTAAAAAGAAGTGCATCAGCAAATAAGGCTAGAAAAGATAATTATTCAGCATTTATGTTAGCAAATTGGGCAATAAAGTGCTATAATGATATGATGACAGTCCAAACAGTACAGGCAGAAGCTACTTTTTCGCCTATTATGATCAGATAATGTGTAATATTTAATAATAAAAATGGCTAAAAAATCTAAAAAAGAAGAAAAAATTGTAAAAAGCGAAGAAATCCAACCTCTAATGGTATCAGATGCTTCCACTTACGAGACTAAAGCCGCAGCTTACGGTTCAGATTCTGGAGATTCCTCTCATACTCAAACTAGAAGAAATGCTTCAGCAGATATTATCAGAACAGATAGATATAAAAATATTGATAGCGGATTAATCCCTTTTAGATACTCAACTGGTATATCCAATAGTTCTAATATGAATGTCCGTGACGCGGTCATTCTTTGTCAAAAATGCTATTATAACTTTGCAGTATTCAGAAATACTATTGATTTGATGACAGAATTTTCTTGTAGCGATATTTATTTTAAAGGTGGAAGTCAAAAGAGTAGAGATTTCTTTAGCGCATGGTTAAAGAAAATAAATATATTTGATTTGCTTGATCAATTTTTCCGTGAATATTATCGAAGTGGTAATGTATTTATTTATCGTTTTGATACTAAAATTAAACCAGAAGATGTTAATAAAATAACTCAAACCTTTGGATTATCTGCAAAAGCCGCTGATGTTATGTTGCCAGCGAGATATAATATTATTAATCCTGCAGATGTTCAAATTGGTGGAACAATCAATTTTTCAGTTGGAAGATATTACAAAATCTTAACGGATTATGAATTAGAAAGATTAAAAGCGCCAAAAACTCCAGAAGATAAAGAAGTATTAGAAAGTTTACCAATAGAAACACAAAAACTTATTACGAAAACTAGAGTTGGCATTTTAACTCTACCATTAGATCGAGATAGACTTTGCGCTGTATTTTATAAGAAACAAGATTACGAGCCATTTGCAGTTCCAATGGGATTCCCAGTTCTTGAAGATATTAACTGGAAAGCAGAAATGAAAAAGATGGACATGTCTATTGCTCGCACAATGCAACAAATAGTTCTACTAGTAACTATGGGCACCGATCCAGATAAAGGTGGAGTTAATCAAAAGAATCTTGAAGCGATGCAAAACTTATTTACAAATCAAAGCGTTGGTCGTGTTCTTATTGCAGATTATACAACAAAAGCTCAATTTGTTATTCCAGAAATTGGCAACTTAATGGGACCAGAAAAATATGAAGTTGTAGATAGAGATATTTTAGTTGGTTTAAATAATATTCTAATTGGAAATGATAAGTTCGCTAATGGAAGTATGAAAGTACAAGTATTTATTGAAAGATTAAAACAATCTAGAGAATCTTTCTTAAATAATTTCTTGTATCCAGAAATTAGAAGGATTAGTAGAGATCTCGGATTCAAAAATTATCCAAATCCATTCTTTGAAGACATTGATCTTAAAGATGATGTTCAATATTCTAGAATTT